GGGCCAAGCGGGTCACTAATGTTGATACCCGAATTACCAATGTCATTAACATTGGCGGGATTTTCATTATATTGTTTAATTGTTTCTGATAAATTGCTTCTTCTTAATGTATAGCCCGATTGTTCTTCAAATAATGTTTCAATTAATGCTCTGTCTTCTCTTCTATCTAATTGTATACCGTTGTGTATAGAAGCCAATGCTTCGTCAATATCATAATCTCTACTGTTAGCCTGGTTAGGAGAAACTGTTGCGCCTTCATCTCTAACTCCTCGTTCGAGAACTGATTCAAATGCAGCCCTGTCTTTAGGAAATATAAAAATATATTCGTCTTGCTCATGCACATATGTGTTTTCTTGATTTTCTAACAAATGAGTATTAATACTAGATGCTAGTGACCTAAATCCAGTCTGTAACATCTCATTCATATTTCTTCCGGACACGCTTATGTCAACAGGTATATTTTGTACAATATCACTAAATGCAATTTCATTGTACGGCACTAGTGTTAAGTCGTAAATACTGCCGCTTTGACCTGCATTAAATTGTCCGCCTGTCCAACGACAACCTAGTACCCTTCTGCTATCAGGAACATCATACAAGTTTCCGTCACTATCATAACCTTGAAATTCGATAATTAATGCCATAGGTGCTTCGAGATAATTGCCTTGATCAGCGCCAACGCATGCTAATTCTAATGCTTGAGGCAATAGACCCATGGAGTAAGGTTCTGTAACTTGACAAGTAATACGAGTTGCTGTTGTGTGTCTTGATCTTGAATTAGGAGATACTACACTCTTAATTTCAAGATTATCAATAAAAAATTCTATTTTGTTTCCGTTAATTTCAAATGCCGTAAGAGCTTTAGCATCGCCGGCTCCGCCTGTGGACCTCATTACAATATTTTCTGGCGGTCGTTGTCTAATAGTTTGTTCGGGTAAGTTTAATTCTTCGTCTGTTAGTACAGCAAGTGTAATAATGTAGTTATAGTGCGTATATTCTTTAAGCCCATTTTGTAAAGGTAAACTTACTGGACCAGTATTTCTAGAATTATTACCGCCTGTAAGTGTTTGAGGAAGAAAAGAAGTCGGTAAATTGTCTAAATCACCCATTGCCAATCCGGGTAACCGAGGAGCAGCAAAATTTGCTATTTCTTGTTCTACATTAATATTTAAACTTTCAAGACTAGCAGGAACAATATCTAACTGCTCAACATAATTAGTCGCTTCACTTAGACCCCTAGCAATAGGATCAAGCCCGAAGTCGTTAATAGCATCAGTAAGGTTTAGTTCACTAGCTACATCAGTGTTTTGTAAAAATTGTCTAGGGTTTATAAATCTTGCCATTTTATCTTCCTAGTACTGTTCTAAGTCTGTCACCTTTTGGCAAATAAATCTGTGTTCCGGATACAAAATCAAAAATAGGATCTTTGATTACGTCCATATTTCTTTGAGAAAAAACCCACCATAGTTTAGGATCGTCATACAGATCATACGCAAGTAAATCAGGGCGGTGTGTATACTGCGGTTGTATTGTGTAAAGCACATCATCAGGCTCCGACGGAACTGGACGAATTCTTAGTTTGTCTAAATAAAATTCTTTTGTTTTAGTTTTGCCCCAAGGACTTGCTGTTGAGTATCTTGCCATTAAATATATCCTGTACCGTTGGTTACATAATCACCATTAATAAAGCTGTTTAGACTAAATCTTTCTGTTTGTGCTCTACTGTAAATAGGCTGTACTTGAATTGTAATTTGACTTTCTGACGGAGCATAGCTTACAGCACTACCAGGTTGATTATTAACAAATTGCGGTCTTGAGTCTGTATCAACAGTTCGTGTACCAGAATCGACACCTATTTCAGTAGCAATATAATCAACATCTTGGGGCATGTCGATTGTAAAGTTAGTTACAATAACAGGAACATTGTTAAACACATAGTCGCCATAGCCGTTTAATTTTACAACAGGAGGTGGAGCACCTTGCGGCTCACTTTGACCATAGTACATTTTAGTAATACTTCTTAAGTAATGCATTACTGCAACCCAGTATTGCGCTTCTAGAGAATTTTGTACAATAAATGAACCTGTAATAACTAACTGATCAACTTGGCTGTTCTCATATGCATAAAAAGGATAATTAGTATGTACAGGATGAACTGCGCTATAGTTTGCGCTGTGACTAATAATCATTGTAGGAGTATAAGGAAAAACTAAGCCGCCAGTAGTTACAAGAGGTTGTAGTAAAGGACTGCTAGAGTAAGTTGGATCTGAAGGCATACTGAGTTTAACACGCCAATCTTGTTCTCCGGGTGTAGAAAATCTAGCAGCAGTTTGTACTTGTTGTGTAGGAATTCCGTTTTGAGGTAATCCAGCAGATCTAATACGCCTCATAAATCCTCGGGCGTCACCTGTAAATTCTCGAACAGCGTCTCGTGCAAACTCTAAACCTCGTTCAAGAATGTTACTTCCTTGTTGTTGAGGGGTTGACGCAGAAGGTAACTGGCCGCTAATTCTTAATCGTCTTAAAGCTTCGTCATCATATTGTGACATAAGATAATACTCCTTATACTTTATTTAGTTGACAAAATTAACTGCGTAGTTTATAATGTATATAAATTAGGAGACTGTCTTGAGAAAACAAAATTATTTAAATAACAAAGACATACTAGCAGAAATTCATAAATCTAAGAATACTTTTTGTAGTTATGTTGAACCGGAATACAATCGATACGATATTATTTTGCCTAGTATAGATAAGATTAATCGTCTTACTATTGCAGAAGCAAAGCGCAACAAAGCAAAAAGACTTAGTCAAGCAGCATACGAACAGGCAAAGGCCGAAAAGAAACGTGTTAAGCAAGCTGACTGCGAAGTTCCTTACACATCTATTACCAAAGAAGAACTAATATTCCGTGTAATGACATTTGACCACATTCCAGAAGAACCAGGTCGTAAAAAGAATCCAAAAACAGTAGCAGACACGAAAGTAAAACTAAACTTTCCTCCGTTTGTACACTACAAGTTTAACGAAAACGACGAACTTGTTCTTGTAGGTAAATCACACTGGGAAGGCGGAATGGACAACGGTCACTTTAACAGAGACCACGGGCAGGCTACAAACAAACTTGCACTAATGTGGATGAAGTTGTGTGATCGTTATGCAACAAGAGGAAACGTTCGTGGATATACATACAACGACGAAATGCGAGGACAAGCAATCCTGCAACTTGCTCAAATTGGTTTGCAGTTTGATGAATCAAAGTCTAACAATCCGTTCGCTTACTACACTGCGGCGGTTACTAACTCGTTTGTAAGAGTTATTAATATAGAAAAACGCAATCAAAACATTCGAGACGATATTTTAGAAATGAACGATCTTGATCCTAGTTATACTAGACAGCATGCAGGCGAGTGGGAAGCATCAGTCAAGCGAGACCAAGAAGCGCGGAAGAACGGAAACTAATTGGTTGACTTTCATCTTGTTTGAGTGTATAGTAGTAAGAGTTATAACAAGAGGATTCTATTTTGTTTAAAAAAGCAGCGGTGTTTACAGACATCCATTTTGGCCTAAAAGGCAACAGCCGTATACATAACGACGACTGTGAAGCGTTTATTGACTGGTTTATTGAAACTGCACAAGCTAACGGTTGCGAAACTGGTATTTTCTGCGGCGATTGGCATCACAACAGGAACAGTCTTAACCTCACAACTATGGATGCAACTATTCGCAGTCTAGAAAAGCTAGGTGCTGCTTTTGAGCAGTTTTATTTCTTTGACGGCAATCACGATTTGTACTATAAAGACAAGCGTGATATTAACAGCACAGCGTTTAGTAGATACATTCCTGGAATTACGTTTGTAGACAAAATTACAACTGTTGACGATGTAACACTTGTTCCTTGGTTAGTAGGCGACGAGTGGAAACAAATGAGTAAGCTAAAAAGCAAGTATGTTTTTGGTCATTTTGAGCTTCCTAGCTTTTATATGAACGCTATGGTACAGATGCCAGACCACGGCGAACTTAAAGGTGAACATTTTAAGAATCAGAAATATGTTTTTTCAGGACACTTCCACAAGCGTCAAAAGCAAGGTGCTATTCACTACATTGGTAATGCATTTCCACACAACTATGCAGATGCATGGGACGACGAACGTGGTATGATGATTCTTGATCGTGAAAACGACAAAGAACCTGAGTACATTAACTGGCTAGATTGTCCTAAGTATCGAACAGTTAAGTTAAGTCAACTGTTAGATGACACACAAAACATCATCAAAAGCAAAATGTATCTTCGTGTTACACTTGACATTCCTATCAGTTACGAAGAAGCGCAATTTATTAAAGAAACTTATATTACACAATACGATTGCAGAGAAATTACACTAATTCCACAAAAACAAATGGAAGAAATTAGTACAGACATTGACATTCAGCAGTTTGAAAGTGTTGATCAAATTGTATCTAAAGAAATTACTGCTATTGATAGTGATAATTTTAACAAAAAGACACTCCTAGACATATACAATGAGTTATAAATGATTAAAATTAAAGACCTCACAGTTAAAAACTTTATGAGTGTGGGTAATCAGACCCAGGCTGTTGACTTTAACCAGCAACAGCTAACATTAGTGCTTGGCGAAAACTTAGATCAAGGCGGAGACGATAGCGGAAGTCGTAACGGTACTGGTAAGACTACTATTATTAACGCACTGTCCTATGCATTGTACGGTACAGCACTTACAAATATTAAACGCAATAATCTTATCAATAAGACCAACGGCAAAGGTATGTTAGTTACTCTGCATTTTGAAAAGGACGGACAAGACTATAGGATTGAACGAGGACGTTCTCCTAATGTTTTAAAGTTTTTTATTAATGATCATGAACAAGAACTAACAGACGAGTCACAGGGAGACAGTCGCAAAACGCAAGAAGACATTAATGACCTGTTAGGTATGAGTCATGATATGTTTAAACACGTTGTTGCACTAAACACCTATACTGAACCGTTCCTTAGTATGCGTGTTAATGATCAACGACAGATTATTGAGCAGTTGTTGGGTATTACAATTCTGTCCGAAAAGGCAGACAGTCTTAAAGATCAAGTTCGACAGACTAAAGAAGCAATTACAGAAGAAACTGCAAAAATTAATGCTATCCAAAGTGCTAATGAAAAAATACAAAGTACTATTGAAAACTTAGAACGCACACAACGTGCATGGCAATCTAAAAAGCGAACAGATGAAGAAAATCTAGTAAATGCAATTGACGAATTAGAAAAATTAGACATTGATGCAGAACTAGAAGCACACGAACAACTAGCTAACTGGACTGAATTAAACAATGCAATTGTGGCTCTTAATAAAGAAAAAAGCACACTAGAGAGTGCATTACTACGTGCCACTAAATCTGTTGAAAAAGCTGAAAAAGACATCGCAAATTTGGAAGACGCTACATGTTATACATGTGGACAAGAACTGCATGCTGATAAAAAAGCAGAAATTGAGTCAAGAAAAACAAAAGAGTTAAACGATGCAATAGCTTATCAGACAGAAGTTGCAGATAAATTAGAAGAAGTACTAAAAGGTCTATCTGACATTGGTAATATCAACGGACGTCCTAACACTTTTTACGAAACTGCAAAAGAAGCATATGAGCACAGAAACAATGTAGACAACTTAAAGCAGGCACTAGCAAGCAAACAGCAAGAAGAAGATCCATATCAAACACAGATCGACGATCTTACTAATACTGCTATCCAAGAAATTGACTGGACTCCTGTAAACGAACTTACAACTTACAAAGAACACCAAGAATTTCTGCTTAAATTGTTAACTAATAAAGATAGTTTTATTCGTAAAAAGATTATTGATCAAAATTTAATGTATTTGAACAATCGACTAACTTATTATCTTGATCGTTTGGGTTTGCCGCATCAAGTTGTGTTCCAAAATGATCTAAATGTAGAAATTACACAACTAGGACAAGATTTAGACTTTGATAACTTATCGCGAGGCGAGCGTAATAGACTTATACTAGGTATGAGCTTTGCATTCCGTGATGTTTGGGAAAGTCTATATCAAAATATCAACTTGTTGTTTATTGACGAGTTAATTGATAGCGGTATGGACACTGCCGGAGTTGAGAACTCTCTAAGTGTTCTTAAGAAAATGGGTAGAGAACGTGATAAAAATGTATTCCTAATTTCGCACAAAGACGAACTAGTAGGAAGAGTCAATCACGTGATGAAAGTTGTTAAAGAAAACGGCTTTACAAGCTATGCAAACGATATTGATATTGTAGAATGATTGAAGACGATACTCACGACGAATTAGTCAAAGCATTTATAGAATATTCTAAGGCAAACGAAATCTGGGAAAGAAATCGCAGCCACCGTACTTACTTTACAGCAAATAGGTGGCTGCGAGAAATTCGCAGATTAGCAAAGGCACGACAACTAACAAATAAAGAATATTTTAAAGAACACGTACAGGATCAGAAAAGAAAAGGCAACTCATAGGCATCGGTAAGTACACACATGGAGTGGACTTATCAAGGCAAAGTAATAGAAACAATACCAGACGAATATGAAGGCTTTGTTTATCTCATTACCAATCTAACTACTGGGCAAAAATATATAGGCAAAAAACTTGCAAAATTTAAAACTACCAAACCTCCACTCAAAGGCAAGAAAAATAAACGCAGAGGCA